AAATGACGTATTCTTCAATCTCTGGATGGTTGTCCAGGTAACGTTGAATTTCGAAACCTCTGTATGGACCATTTTGGTCCGTGAAGCCGTAGAACTTGAGACCCACTGTATTGAGTCGCTTGATCGCTCTTTGATCCTTCCTCCATGTGGAGGACAAGACCAGTTTACAACCGGTGCGTTCTATGATATTCTTAAGTCGCTTAACACGCGGCTTTGATAGCGAATATAGAGAACAGCTCCTAATCGTATTGAGGACGCCATCAACATCAAGAAATATGACTTTAATTTTTTCCATAAATCAATATACAACAAAAATTATGGAATGTAAACAAAATAGTTTACTTCCATCTGGAAAAGTATTATATCTATATTTACATGTCGTGGTTTCGACATAGTTGTAATTCTATAAATAAGAACATATATGCTTTAAGGTTGTGGTGGACCTAATATGACACCAGGGAATCTCTGCGAAAGGGTAATCCTCAAGATAGTTTAGTTATTATCTACGTATCGCATAGTACGGATTAAGAGACATCTTAGTCATTCTCGTTGAAGAAAGTTCTCGAGACTTTATTATATTTGAAATGGAACTTTATAATATCGCAATTTTTTCCATAAGATTTGTTGGTCGTTAATTTGTTGGTGATATAGCATTTTAGCATATAGACTGCGTCGGTTAAGACTGTAAGTAAAAGGGCACATCGCACCACCTGTCCTTACCATTTGGTTTACAATATCACTTGTGTCGATTTGATGAAATCGAAATGCGATTAGCTCCTAGCCTAATTGTGTCTATTTGATGAATGATCTGAAAAACTGAAACAAATAAGTACAACGCGCCTATCGCGCGTCGCTCCTACGGAGCGATTATATGATTGAATGTTAATATATTATATTTAAGCTTGAATAGACATCAGAAACAGAATGTAACCTTCGTTAGACATATCTTCATGGTATGTCTAATCTGTAAGACATTAATGAAGTGTTGAGCTAATCAGTTCTTCTTCGTCATATGTTGTACCAGAGTCTATGAATTGAGTGAACATATTTCTGATCATTCCATCAAAGTTCTTCTCAAACCTATCTCTTACCTGCCAATAATATTTAGAAGCATCAGAATGAGGAGTATATGTAGTGAGAATGTCTTTAGCTACTATAAGAGACTCATGATTTTCAGAATTGAACTTTAAAAACTTATCAATGAAAAGAGTTGGTTTACCATCATCATCGAAATTTAAGTCCATGTGTAGAGGATATCCAATAAGAATATTACCTTCTCTTGTATATTCTACAACCTCAGCTATTAGAGTTGTTCCATTATTAAGTTCAATTACCCTGACTTCTTTGTCCATTTAGTAATCCCTTCATGCTATACTCAATCATATTTACTTTGAAGCCCTCAGACTTATATCTCTTAAGTCTATCAAGTGCATGAATAAGAGCGAAATTTTTCCGTTTTCCGTGCTTAAGATTATCGATGATGTCCCAGAAAATGACTGAGTTCTTTGTATCTGACAATCTAAGACCACGACCTATCATCTGTAGAAGTTTAATCTTTGACTTGAGTGGACACGCTAGAATGACATGGTTTACGTTCTTGATGTTGATACCTTCAGCGAAAGTACCTAGAGAAACTACACCTGTCATTGAGTCTGATTTGTCCATCGCTTTTGCGTGACCAGAACGGGTATCAATTTTGACACCTCCATCAACGAAGAACTTATTTTCCGTTTTTAAGACGTTTAAGATTTCGATACCGTGCTTCTTGTGTCTGAAAGCAATGAGTATGTTACCTTCTAAATTTGCACACATCTTACGAATGAACTTCATCCGCTCTTGGTTGTCTTCGATCCAAACCACTTCGTTTCTGTAGTCTTGCGACGCTATGTATTTACATTCAATCGCTGGGTAGTTTAAGATGAGAGCATTGATCGTAAGGTTGGCGATATCTCCTGAGTCCATCAATTCAGCGGTTCTTGCGACTTGAGTAGGTGGTCCAAACAGACCTTCAAGAGTCATCTTGTTAGCTTCGATGTCGTCTAGTGTACCGGTAGTTCCTACCTTGAACTTTTGTCTAGAACACTTCTCCATGATGGAAATGCAAGATGTCGCCTTCCAAGCGTGAACCTCGTCAGCGATGATTACGTCAAAACCTTTCCAGCGCTTTCCTTCAGGAGTAGCGACAGGTTTACCAGAAGCACCTCTACCAGTGAACCATTCTTCTGGAAGTTTTACAACTGACTGCCATGTAGAAGCTGTGATATCTGCATCAACGTATTTGTCCTGTCCTGCGTAGATTGTGTGAGTCGTAAAGGAACCACGGTTCTTATCGTATTCTTCTACGAAGTTATCATTGATGATTTGGTTGACAAGCGCCGCTCTGTGGACAAGGATGAGAACTTTGAGTCCCATCTCTTTGTAGAATCTCGCGAGACCGTAGAGGAAGTACGACTTACCAGATGCAGTCGGAGAGATGATGATACTTCTACCTGAACTGATCGCGATAGATACCGCATTTTCTTGGTAGTCCTTTGGTTCGTAAGGTGCGCCAATTTGCTTATAGAAACCTTTTACGTCTTCAATAGGCATCTTGTATTGTGGTTCCTGAAACAACTCAGGATCGAGCTCAACAGAATATTTGTTCTCTTTACAATAGTTTACTATCTCTGGAATGAGACCTTTGTAAATTGTTCCATTTTTTCTGTTAGCTAGACGAATCTTACCATCCCAGAAACCAGCCTTAAAGCGCGGGTGATATTTGTATCCTTCTGTAAAGAATGTAAATTTGTCAGAGATTTCTAAAAATAGACCGATATCGCACACTAGTCTACAGTGAACTTCATTCACCTGTTCTATGAACAAATCAGCCATTTTTAAGTCTCCTAAAATCATAAATAATATAGATCGCGGATCGGCAAATCCCATCTAATCTAAACCTCGGGAAGGAGACTCAGCATGAATATTTATTACACAGTTTACGTTACTACAAACCTTGTCAACAATAAGATATACATCGGTGTTCATCAAACAGAGAACCCATATGACAGATATCTTGGTACAGGTACTTCAATTAAAAATGCTATCAAAAAGTATGGAAGAAAAAACTTCAAAAAAGAAATTCTATGTTTTTGTGAAGATCGCGACCAAGCTTATTGGGTCGAGGAATTGTTAGTCACTGAAGAATTTATTAAAAGAACTGATAATTATAATGAGATTCCCAGTGGCAGTCAAGGTATTGGATATCGAACGAAGAAGTCTACAGACAAACAAATGAAAACAACACGGCAAAATTCATTAAAGAAATATGGTGTTGATCATTACATGGGAACTAAACAATTTCGTCAACAGATAGAGAAGACTCTTCTTGAGACTAAAGGGATAACTCATAACATGAAAGATCCAGCGGTTGTAGAAAAAGTAATGGCCAAAAAGAGAAAAAAGATCTTAATCGATGGTGTAGTTTATCCTTCTGGTAGACATGCAGCAAAAGCTCTAGGATTGTCTCCTGCAACGATTATTAATTGGCGAAAAGTTGGAAAAGCAGAATTCGTTTAGAATTCTCCGGCTTGAAATTTGCTCCAGTCAATAATTGACTTGATAGAGAAGTTTCGCGCGTTAATTGATTTGATGATTTCGACTAGATAGTCGACTTTTTCTTTTTGGATTGCATATCTTAGATTGAAAGCGATGATGTCTTTATCGGCTTCGATGTAACGAGGAACGTCACCTTTTAGAACTTTTCGTTGGTACTGAGTCCAACCTTTTTCTTTGAGAGTGTCTACATCGAGTTCACCCATGTAGTAGTCAAATTTTAGATGGACAAGTTCATTGTTCTCTTGTTCCATTTGACGAAGTCTCAAGCGTTCTTTACTCAAGATATTGTGGTATTTTGAATGGAGGGATACAGTCTTAACTGCTTCTTCTGAAATTCTAGCCTTATCGATCTTAGAATCTTCACTCCACAGTTCCATTAATTGTTCCAGCTTCATTTGCTTGAACTCCCATGTTTACATATTGTATGGATTATGATATATTTAGATTTATCAAATGGCTTGCAAAGCAAACTTTACATATTGAAAAGTTACTGTGCATTCGGCATAGACGACGTTTTCTTGGTCAATTTCAATGTTGATTGAACTTACGTCAGATGGCCACATATCTTCAAAGGTTAGTTCGAAAGCTGGATTATCCTTCGACGTAAAGAGAGTGACCGTTCCATCTGATAAATTGGATTTGTAATGTGTTTGATTAGGACGACGAACAGGATTTCCATATTGTTCATTGTTATCTGGA